TTTTCCAATGAGTATTCCGCAGGGCGATATGATTTACACGGCCTTTACCAACTACTTTTGTGGACTGCTACAGCCAATGGCATTGGTCATGGGTAAAAAGTTGGGCAACGAAGCTGATGCTCGTAAAGCCGAATCAGAGTTTCTAAGTGAAGGCGGATTCTCAAGTTGTACTATCAGCTATGGTGCTACAAAAACTGGTGGACTTACTGATAGTGTGCTGATCAACAGTGCTGGCCAAACCATGGGTGTCAGCAGTAAAGCAGAAGGCGGTGCAAAGGCCAGTGCTAAGAACCTCAAAGACAAGATAGTAGAAATGCAAAAAAGTTCAGAAGGCAGACAAGTACTAGAACGTCACAAGGAAGCAGTGAGTGTAATCGAAACCGTCACTGAAGGTAGCACACCTGGTCCACTCAACATGGGTGTTATTGCAGGTATAATTACACCACAAGAAAAAGAGCAAATCCTTGCGATCAAGAATGTTCCCCCTGGAGAAGAAGTACTAGGTAACGGAAGACTCAGCGACAAACTTGAAGACATGTATCGTGGCAGAAAAGCTCGTGATCCAAGTGCAGTCATCCCATTCTTTCATATCCGTGCAGTTATTGCAAACATGGTTGCAAAGTATGTAAACGAAAACACAAACTTTAGTGTAGCAGCCGCTGAGATACTCAACTGGGGTGCGTTCATACAACTTAACACCACAGGATCTAGTGCCAATAGCGAAATTAAACTAAATCCATTTGATGCTATTTTTCCAAGCAAAGCAATTACAAGTGTAGAACTTAGTGCTGACAAAACTTTTTATAGCACAGGAAGCAAGGGCAACTTTGTGTTCAAGATTGGATTAAATGGTGGCAGTGTGCCGGACGAAGAGACAGAAGTTACAAAAGTCGATACCAAGCCGGATGTGGATATTACAAAACAACGCAGTGATATTAAAGCGGCTCCTACTGCAAGTTCAGAGCCGTTGGATGATAAAGCACTAGGAAGAAAACGTAGAACTTAGCGCCTGCGTTTTCCACCTCCTTGCCTAAAAATATCGTCTTCTGTTATTACGCGAAAAGTAATACCCTGTTGTCTACACCAGGCTTGTGCGGCTGCCCATTTAGCATGATTCACTATAACCACTGCTCTTTGAGCATTATTTTGTTTACTTTCCACAATACTTTGCCCTTTGGGCTTAATTTCAATTAACTCTGTTACAACTAGATTGTTTTTGTTTCGATATTGTATTAAAAAATCAGGCACATAGGTAGTTTGTTTTCCTGTTACAGGATTGTGATAGGGTATGCGAACACTTTCACTGCTCCATTTTACAATGTGCTCATTCATATCGCAGAATCGCATAAAAGCTTGTTCCCATCCGCTACGGTATCGTGGGCGTTTTATCCCAAGATACTTTTGAGGGTTCACGACACTGTATAAACCATTGGCAAATTTGTTCATGATAATATATTACGAGCTACAAATTGATTTGGTGTTACAGTTACTTGCACTCCTAAAAGTGTTGCAAGACTCCGTATGTTATTAAGATAGTAACACAATGTTTGTGTAATTTCCAATGATGTTTTACTTTTGAATTCATCGAGTAAATCCAAGATAGGAAGTTGGCTTCTTTCGCTTACTTCAAATAATGTTACTGTGAAATTTCTAGCAGCAAGATCTTCACTGAATATTGTTTTAAAATAACTGTATACTAAATCATACTCAGCGCCATTGACCCGTGCTTTAAAATTATAAAAATCATTAAACACATCGACTGTAGCATCATTGGTTCGTTGTTTTTCGTTAACTAATCTCATTGATTACCTCAACTTGTGCTGACTGGTTGTACTGTTTCAGGACCTGATGTTGTCTGATCTGCTGGTTTTAGTGTATTGGTAGCTTTTGGATTTGGTCCTTGGTCAGCTGGATCAACAGGAAAAACTGTAGCATCAACAGCTTCAATGCTTTTGTTGATTACACTAGGTCCTTCACTTCTTATTACTTGTTCAATGACCCCTCTTCCTTCTTCTTCAATTATGCTCTGTAAGTTCTTGCCACGGAATGTATCAAATGCTGTACCAGCTTTTTGTATTGCTCCAATAACACCACTTACACTACCACTTTGTAAATCGTTAACAATACCGCCAATTGCATCAATCAAACCACCTTGTCCGAGAATACTGGCCGTACTACCAGGACGAGCAAGTGCGCTCTTAACTTTATCATAATATGCATCAGTGGCAAATCCAGGTGCAATACCTTCTGGATCACTTCCAAGAGCGCCACTAAAATATTTTACTGTTTCGTACTGTAGTGTCACGGTATGTTCCATTATGCCAGTATCATCGCTGTAATCGAAAGTATCGTGAGCCCAGGATGTGATTAATGGATTAATCAAAACGTAAGCAACAAAGTTGTGTTGGTTGAATCCAAAAATAGTGATATCACGGAAAAATATTGGTTTGCCGCCTTTTAAAAACTGACTGTTACTATCTGAATAACTTTCGCCAACATATCCCCAATCATTTTGTGTCCGAGTCGGAGCATAGATATCTCTACTATTATAGCTAAACCGAGAAGATCCATTACCGTCACCTGTGATGCTTGTTGGTGCCCCATTGGTTGTTGGATTACGGTACTGCTGGGTAGGATCTTTGTAGTAGTAACTAAAATAATTATACCACAAAGAACGTATTAAATCACTACTGTCATCATGAAATGTAATATTAATTGGATCATACTGAATTTTGCTTTGCACTTGACGTTTTCTATTGTATTGATTCATTGTTTCAACATCAATGGTATAACTAGGTAGTTTCACATTTTTAACTAGTAAGCCAAGTGTGGTAACATTATTACTAGCGAAAATCCCGTCAGTGCCTAAACGTGGGATCTCCGCTGTATTAATATTGAAGAAGGTATGAAATAAAAACTTCTTGCGAGGTGCTAGTTGGTATCCGTTACTACGAAAAGTTTTACTAGCATGTCTGTAATCTTTTAGGTAATCATTCCCAAAAAATCCTTTTAAAAAATCCTCGCCAAAAGACATTATATTAACCTGTTATGGTTTCTCCGGTTGTCCTAGCCACTGTAGCACCTAGACCATCACCAATTGGTGTCTGAAGAGCATTATCATATCTTACTGTCATTTGAATAGTTGCAGGCTCATTGGACGCATAATCCAAACTACCATAATCTACAGTAGAAAGATAACAACCGTATAGTTCCCAAGTTTCTAGTACATTTGGTGTGCTTGCGCCATTACCGCCGTCTAGTACTTCGCAACGTGTAATGAATTTGTAATCAATACCCGAAGCCGCACTTGCTTGTTCAACAAAATCCATTTGCTTTTGCAGTTGTTCGCCTAACAGTTTTGCTACACTGCCACTTGCATCATCGCGGAAGTTTACTGTAACTGGCTGCCATTCGTGCTTGCCCGCAAGATAAATTCTGCTGTTGTAAATTGGAATTTCAATTTCTCCGAAGCTAAGATTTGGTCTTGTAAAGTCCATTACTTGCTTGGTCAATTCTGTTCTTGGAGTGCTGACTCCTAAGTTTTCAAATACCACACGGAAGCGATATTTTAATTTTGGCATTAACAGGCCTTGGGTTGCGCTCGATTGATCACTGGCCAAAGGCACTGTCATTTTTGTTAATGATGATACGGCCATTTTATTCTCCTCTATGCATTTATTTATCAGATTCTTAAATCAAAAAAACAGGGCCGGAGCCCTGTTTTCCTGGGTTTTATGCAGTTTACACGCCTGCAGCAATTTCACCTGTGTTCTTCAATCGAATTGGAATATAGATAAATTCAATTGCTTTAACTGGTTCAATTGCGATGTCAACGTAAAGTTCGTTTGCGTCAATTCTTGCAGGGGTGTTGTTTGATGTATCACATACCACTAGGTAATCATAAAGACCACGCTTGGCAACAAGATCATTCATCAAGCCTTCAATTGCATCCTTAATTTCATTTCTTGTAATTGTGTCATTTGGTTCAAACAAGAACTGCTTACCAATAAACTCCATTCTTTCACGAATAAACGCTACTAGTCTTGCAACGTTAATCCTATCAAGAGCAGTGGTTGCACTTTGTGTAGTTTTATTACCAAAGTTTACAATACCTGTTCCTGGCAAGAAGGTTATTGGGTTGACTTGGTTAGTATACAATGTATCACGTGTACCTTGACGTATTGCAGTTGGAGTAAATTCTCCAGTGGTTGCATCAACATATCCAAGTTGTGTACCGTTGTCAACAGTACCACGTCTCGAGCCAGCCGGTGCTAACCAAGGAAATGCAACATTGTCATTTCTTACAAATGTACGCAACATCATATGACTTGGTGGCTGTACAACAGTATTTCCACTGAGATCATTTGTTTGTACACTTGGATAGAATACACCAAGATATGGATCGCGAGTATCAAGACCATCTGCTGTAGGTAAGCCAAGCCCGTTATTGTTGCTTGCCCAATTTTCTAGATCAGTATTACTATCGTCAAGTCTAAGTGGTGTGTCACCAATGACAAATGCTGTGTTATTGCGTTCGTTGTTTAGTGCCACCATGTTACTCATTAGCTCTGGATAGCCAGGACATGCAATCAGTGTAAACTGCTTTTGCTCTTCACGTAAAACAGTGTTGCTGTCAATACTTGACTTTAAAGCATTAACAATTAGCCTGCGTTGCGCTTGACGTCCCATGTATGGCGATCCGTCTGACTTTAACCCACTTGATGTGACCCATGTATTAACTTCTGTTGGTAATACATCATCAGGAAAATCAATAGCATTAAAATAGTTAACTTGATAACTCTTAACATTGTAGCCACTGCGTCTCATATTCCACAGCAACATACCTGTTGGATACAAAGCTGAATTTGGTGCATCAATATCAAGATAATCACTGGTTAACAAACTTTTTATTGTTGGAAAATCACCTGTAACTACATCGGTGGTGCCATCTGTATCCCATCGAGCATCTGCGAAAAGAACTCCGTTTTCGCTTGTCTGGTCTGTGTTGTCAATTTGTACCCACTGACTTACTCCACTTATTGCTTCCCAACGATAAATCTTCGGATAGTTTTCAAGATCACTAGTATCAATCCAAAGATCGCCAAACACAAGAGCAGAATCGTCGCTTTGTGTAGTTGGCGCACTAGCACCAATCTGAGGACCATTTGGATCAGTGTTACTAAGATCCCAGCCTCTAGCATCGCTGGTTACATTCTGGTATCCTTTCCAACCACTGCCGTCATGAATCATAATATCAACTTCGTCGGCAGCACTATAATACCAATAAGTGCCTTCTGATGGATCTCTACTTGGTGCATTACTACTGGCTGTATAGCCATCTGTGCCACCTAGTGCAACCCAGTTACTTAGAATCAAGTCACTGTCGTTGCCAGCTCTAACATTGCTAAGTGTAGCATTTATTCCGGCGTCAGCAACAGGTGTGCCTGAAGTATCTTTCAAAACAATTACACCACCTAGTTCATGTTCGATTTGAACTGCACCACTGCTAGTAACACTTGCTTTTACATTAGCAACGTTTGCGGTTGACACAGCTTCTACAAAATCTGCTGCTGCGGTACCATTAACAGTAGCTGTAACAGCAGTACTGAGTGTTGCACTGTTGGCACTACTGGCCTGGATTGTAAATGTTTCACTACTAGTGAACGTAGGTGTTGCTGTATTTCCAGTGACTGTGGTACGACCTGCAACACGCTCAAAAATTTTCAATGTCGCCGTATTGTTTTCACTTACATCAAACTGTGCATACAGTGCTTCCGCTGCAATATTGACTCCGCCACCGCTTGCATCAAGCTGTTGGTTTGCAGTTTGATCATTTTCATATGCCGGGCAAGTCACTGCATTAAATGTTGCAGTTGTATTGCTCCACTGATATACTGCTATATTAATTCCACCAGCAACTGGAGTTGTCTTCTGCCACACAGAACCGCTTGGACGAGGTGCTGATGATGTACTACGCCATTCTGGATTGTCATAGTGTGGACTTGACTGTAGTGTTGGTGCATAGTAAATTCTTGCAGTGATACCTACATCTGTAAGGATGGTTCCTGTGCCGTTTGTAATGTCAACAATACCTGTGCTTGCGGTCGAACCGTCATTGGTTGCATTACTGTCAATATAAATTACCAGTTTGTTGCTTACAACCTTAGCATATACGCCTGAAATTGTTGCGTCATTGATATCAATAGCTAAACTTGATGCAGTAGTACCACTGGCGGTAATTAACGTGTCATTCAAGAAAATTGTGTGACCTGCTGTAATGGTTGGACTGCTTGTACTACCAGTAACAGTCGGCCAACTTAGTTTCCAACTATCACTTCCTACAAGCACCCAGCTATTAGCAGCAACCTGTTCTGTATCACCAGATGTTGCAGTAGTTGTAAGTCCTGGACTCTTATAGTAATACGGGTTGTTTGTATTGGTCATTACAACTGCGTACTCGCCAATATTACCAATGCTTGCTTTTGGTACACCTCCAGATAAATCAGAAGTGCTAGTAATATCGATGGTGTTTTTAGCAGTGAAGGTAGAGGTTGTTGCGCTCCATTCGTTTATTCCAAAGAATGTATCAGTTTCAACCCACCATGCTCCGTCAACCGGAACATTTGTTGGTCGGCTTAAACTTGCTGATAGTTCAGCAAGATCAATGTCTGCACGTTGTACATAACATCTGTTACTGACCCCAAGTACGCTGTAGGCTGCTAATAAGCCATATTCATTAAGTTCATACCCGTTAATGGGTGTACCTGCCGCAGTATTATAGAAAAACGGATTTCCAAATGTTGCTGACAAGTCCCTTTGACTTGACATCAAATACAAAGTGTTTGCATTTGCTGCTGTAGTACCAGCCGCGGTACCACTCCCTGTGCCGCTGATTTTGTTTTCAGCCGTTGCTATTAAAACCACCGGTACTGTAGCTGTGTTCGACGGTAGATAGTTACTTTCGTCTACTACGGTAACTTCTACTCCTGGAGAAACTAGTGCCATATTTTTTCTTCCTATGTTATATGCAATATTTATTCAATACCCCCAAATCTTGGGCGTAAGACTGCCCTTTGCAAAGGTTTAGCATATATATGTGTATGAGACCTGTTTGTGAAGCTTGCAATCGCAATTATGCCGCGGTGAATTATAAAAAACAAGATATAGTTCACTATAGGAAACGCTGTGATAGTTGTATACGAAAGGGTAAAAAGAAAAAAGCTATAAAACCAAAATGGTTTTTGTCTGGATACAAGAAGAAATTATCCTGCGACCGGTGTAAATTCAGAGCTAAAAGTGCAAAACAGACACTGGTGTATCATATGGATGGGAATCTAAACAACTGCAATCTAAACAACCTGACTACGATTTGTTTAAATTGCAGTGTAGAAATTATGATACTAGACTTGCCATGGGCAGTTGGAGATTTACAAGAAGATTAACGCTTATGCAGATCATGAACATACAATTCAATTAAAGCATAGTGAAGAACTTTTAACAAATCTTTCCGATTGTAGCCATCTTTCTTGCCATATCGCTGTGCATACTTCATCACATTACCAATACAAAACCCATCACCGTGTCCTGCATCAATGATAAACTCTGTGGCTTGATACTTGTTTAAACTGTAGTGTTCTCCATAGGTAGCATCCACATAGTTTTTAAATTCTTGCAATAGTTCGCCTTCGTTGTATTTGTATTCAATTTTTTTGCTCATTTTAGTTTGGTCACTCCAAGATGTTTAAGTGTAGCTTGTAATTTTTTTATCTGTTGTTGGCAATCATCCAATGCATGATGACTTACAGGTTCTTTTGGTAAGTCTGGCCAGAGACTGTATACGGTTCTTGCATCACGAACTTTGTAAAATTTCCACGGCAAGCTCATGTTATAACTTTTATAAGCATGTTCAATGATGTTCATATCAAACGTAGGTCCGTTTGCCCAAACAAAATCGCTGTTCCAGATAATTGGATGCATTTCCTTTAATGCTTGTTCGAGAGGAATACGATTATCTTCAGCAAACGCTTCTTCTCTCACTTCAGGACTTTGGCTTGCCCACCATGCAAGTGTAGCATCTTCAATGTTGCGTTCAGGTTGGCTGTCAGGATCAATACGAGCATAGTAATGCCTGTCATACCAACCGTCGGCAAACGGATCAAAGGTTTGCATTGCAATCGTAAGGATACATGCACTTGGGCCAGTGCCTACAGTTTCAATATCAATCATTATATCAGCCATGTATAAAGTATAAGGCTAAGAGTTTATTTTGTCAACTTTTTTGTTTTCGTTGGCTTTTTAGTCGACTTGCTTACCATACGCACAGTTTTACTTTTTGTAGTACTTTTTTGTTTAGTAAGAGCATTGAGTCTAGCAAGGATTTTACTAGCCGGGTTTACACGTTTTGTCTTCTTTGATTTGCGAGCTTGACGTATTTTTGTTGTTGCCCTTGTACGTTTAAGTTGAGCACTTTTTTTCAAATCTTTTGGTGAAGCACAGGCTTTTGCATCAGGAACAATACGTCCTGCTTTTGGGCCGCTGGCACAACGGTACTTGAGTTTAAGTTTTTGTCCACTGCGACTCCAGATCATTTTGTGTTCAGCAAGTTGTTCGTCTGTTAGAAACTCTTCTAAACGCATTAGCCGATTACCCAAGTAAGTGGTTGTGACCCATCAACATAATTTTTAAGGTCTTCAATCTTGCTATCCATGATAGCTTGTCCTTCAGCTTTCATTTGCGCACCATTCAGTGCAGTACCGCCTTGTGGACCTGCAATGGTAGCAAACTTTTCACGAGCTTCGCCGATGATTGCTTTTGATGCTCCGATCATATAATCTTTGAACCATTGTGATACACTGTAATCTGTAAGTAATTGTATTTCTGGACGTAGATTGTATGCCCAAATTAGTATAGTTTCACCGCTACCTCGTGGATCACGTATAAGTTGCAGTTGTTTTGTGACAGGATTGAATGTGTAGTTAACAAAACCACCAAACATTCTTGCTGCTAGCTCTACGTATTGAGTGTAAAAATCATAGGTAGCTAGTCCCCCTGCTTGATTGTAATTCAACAAATATGTATTAAGAGTAGCACTGCTAAAAGGATCAAAACTTGTACTAAATGGGCCATTCATATTGCCAATTGTACGACGAAATACTTGTCTTACACTTTGTACTTCTTGAGGAAGGGTATAGACATTTTCATCTTCTTTGAGCTCTAAAAAGTTATAACTTTCTTCATAGGCATTAGTAGCTCTTTGTCGGTATGTGCCAAGAGTTTTTTGGTATGCTGATTCGAAGTGCTCAGGGTCAAGCTCAAGATCAATGATCCCGTCGCCAAGTTGCAGTCCCACATACTGAATGAGATCGCTTTTAAGTGTATCAAGTGTTATATCGCTGGTATTTGCCATGTTACAAGAGCGTCCTTTCCGCTCTTGTATTTATTTTAATGTGCCTTTAAGATAATGATATGTTCGTTGCCGCGACCGTTGAATTTAATATCAGTGGCTTTGATATCGTTGAAGTTCTTACGAGCCGCGGGCTTGCCTACTCCTGTAATAAGTTTCAGTTGCTCTGCTGGTTTACGCAGTGTTTTCATTACAGTTTTAGCAGTGTCAAGACCAACAATACTGCTACCTTTAACAGTAAACACCTTAGAGTATTCATCTGCTACTACATGAATCAACTTACGAGTTTTGATATTGTATAACCATGCTTCACTTGCATCCACAAGTTTAGTTGGACTTTCGCTCTTAAGGTTAAGGTCTGCAAATTCCTTGCAGAACTTGAACGTCTTAACCAATTGTGCAGGTGTTTTCTTCTTGATTGCTCTTGGCTTGCGTGTTGCTTTCTTTAGCTGTATATAGTTGTCGCAGTCTGCCACACTCTGCTCTAAGAACTTGATAAAGTTACGCACTTGTATCTTACCAAGATGACCGTATCCTTCTTTTAATTGATCACACTTGCCCTCTTGCACTTCCTGCATTTCTTCCAACATAAACTGCAATGGATTGCGAATGATATCGATAGCTTGTGCAGGTGCTTCGTGAATGCGGAGTTGTTCCATTACACTAAACTTTTCAGGATTTTTGTAGTCACCCTCTACAAAGTCGTCAATAACTTGTTCAACATACCCACCAATGGTTGCGGCTTTGTCACGCATATAGTCTTGCACACTGCGTTGTGGCTTTTTATCTTCAATAGTTGCATTTTCGTCAACAGCAGGACGCACCTTGCTCAACACTTTATCAATGTTTTCTTTGATGCTCTCACTAACAGGCCGTAGATCCCCAACAGTACCACCTAGACTGTTCCAATACTCGTTGTGTTCTGGGTGCATGTCTGGCATGCCTTTGCGTAAACACACAGCATAGATAACACTTGCACTCAACCCATCCGCACCAACAGTTTTTATATCACGAATTTGATCTGCTTTATAGCCAATGTCTTTCATCCAAAGATACAAGTCTTTGATCAAGTCTGAAATCTTGTAGGTTTCGTAGTAGTAACGCACAGCCATATTGCGAAAGCTATGGAACTCTGCTCCGCTCATGGTTAGTGCGCCTTCAAAACTGGGATCTAGTTGTGCGCCTTTGGGTTTGCGTGTTGCTTTTTTTACCGCCATGTATCTACTCCTGTCATTCAACTTGTACATAGTAATGTAGTTTTGTGTTTAGGTCAACCTAAAATTTTCTAGCCAAAATGCAAAAAAAGGTTGACCTATAGGCTAGTTGTGCTATTATATATGTATAGGTTAACAAAACGGAGCTAGAACGTTATGTCAAACACTAAAGCAATTATCCCAACTCGTGAAGAACTTTGTGACTACATTTATTATCGTCACAAGGACGCTTATGGCGTTAAGGGTCGTTTTTACGACTTCGATGCTATGAGCTATGCGGAGCTCGAAGCAGAGGCGAAGCGTATCGATGAGGCTGCTATTGAGCAAGAAGCTCATGAACGCCGCTGTGATGCTGAGGCTATCATAGA